ACTTACCTAATCAAAGACAAATCGCACAAGCTAAAGCAAAGAAATACGGCTATGTAATTAAGAATGAAAACTTGGTTTCAACTCGACCAATCGATATGCCATATAACGGATTTTTACCAACCAATAAAAGATTTCAATAATGGCAGAAGCACTATTAATTACACGAGACGACATCGTTAGATATACAGCATTGAATGGAAACACCGATGTAGACAAGATAATTCAATATGTCAAAATCGCTCAAGATATCCATATGCAGAATTACTGCGGTACTAAGCTACTTGAGAAGATTAAAGCTGATATTATAGCGAATACTTTAAGCGGTAACTATTTGTCCCTTACAACTACTTATTTAAAGCCTATGCTTATTCATTGGGCAATGGTAGAATATATGCCATTTGCAGCGTATACAATAGCTAATAAAGGAGTTTACAAACATAGCAGTGAAAATAGCGTTAACGTTGAAAAGAATGAGGTAGATTTTCTTATTGAAAAGGAACGAAGTATAGCGCAGAATTATACAGAACGATTCATTGATTATATGAGTTTTAATAATGCTTTATTTCCTGAATACTATACGAATTCAAATAACGAGATTTCACCCGATTCAATGAATAATTACACCGGTTGGTATATCTAAATTAAAGACAATATGGCAAACACAATAGGATGGGGACAAGCAGCGGTAAATAATACCATTGATTGGGGTAAAGGAAAAACGAATAATACGATAGGATGGGGTACAATTTATAGTTCGTCACCTTATGGGGATACGGATATTGTCGGAACACCTGCGGGAGATGCTGATGCACTTGCTTTTATTTCAGCTGCTGCAATTACAGATGCTACACAAAAGAGTGCGATTGATAAATTAGTTGTTGACTTAAAAGGCTACGGAATATGGACAAAGATGAAAGCGTTATATCCGTTTGTTGGAGGAACAGCAGCGCAGCATAAGTTTAACTTAAAGAATCCTTTGGATACGGATGCTGCTTATAGATTAGTGTTTAATGGTGGTTGGACGCATAGTGCAACAGGTGCTTTACCTAACGGGACGAATGCTTATGCTAACACTTTTTTAATAGAAAATAATACTTTATCTGCAAACAACGAGCATATTTCTATATACTCAAGAACTAATTCGACTGGTCTTTTTTGTGATATAGGTGCAGCAACAAGTCTAACGCAATCTAATATTTATCCAAATTATTCAGGTAGTTTCTATACAAGGGTACAAGGAAATTCTACTAATCACGTAGTTAATTTAAATACGGCTGCAATGTTTATAGCGAATCGGGTAATATCAACAGAAGTACAAGGATGGAGAAATGCAACAAAATTCACACTTTCAAATAATTCTGTAGGCAAAACAACATCCCCATTTTTTATAGGAAACGCAAGTTTAAATGGAGTGGCAGATACTAATTACTCACCAAGACAATATGCCCTTGCATCAATCGGAGACGGCTTAACAGACACCGAAGCAGCTAACTATTACACAGCAGTACAGACATTTCAAACAACACTTTCAAGAAACGTATAATTATGAAAATAGCAGATTTAACACAAGAAGAAAAGGCAATCTATGTAGGTCTTTTAACAGTATCACAAAAAGACTTATTAGTAGGTCAATTGTTTGACGAGGATAGTTATTTTAATCCAATTCAAGACGATGCAAATAATTGGATTATTTCGATTGAAGAAATTGAGCAGAATCAAAATCCTGATTTCGGATGGTTGCAAGATTTGGAAATGATTTTATTTGTACCAAAAGTAAATCCAATGCCGTTTTGAAATTAACAAAACCAAAAATTAAAGACATTCAAAAGTTGAAAGTCTATCTTAAAAAATTAGACAATGGCAGAAATAAAGATAAGTGATTTAACACCGAAAGGCGCAAATTTAATAGCAACAGACTTGCTTGTTGTTTCCGAAGATATTGGAGGAGGTTTATACGAGACTAAATCCATTACGGGTGATGAGGTATTGAATGCCGTTGCTAAAACAGCAGTAGCGGTTCGTAATACAACTGGCGCAACTATTTATAAAGGAACTATTGTATATATATCAGGAACAAGTGGTGGTAAGGCATTAATTTCAAAGGCGCAAGCAAATAGTGAAGCGACAAGTTCTAAGACACTTGGTGTAGTTACGGCAAACATAGCAAACAATGCCAACGGAAACGTGCTTACAAATGGTTTATTAACGCTATTAGATACACGCACAACTGCTACAAATCCTTTTACAACAGATACTTTAGCAATTGGTGACGACCTTTATTTATCTCCAACAACTGCGGGATATGTTACAAACGTAAAACCAATTGCACCGAATAATTTAGTAAATATTGGTAAGGTTTTAGAGACATCTGCAACAACGGGACAAATTTTATACGCTATTGTTAACGGATATGAACTTGGTGAGTTACACGATGTTGATACAACTGGAGCAACTGATGGAAATATACTTACTTTGGTTGGTGGAATTTGGAAGCCTAAAAATTACTTAGATGGTATAGTAATGCGCACGCCTGATTTGACAAAACAATATTTAGTATCTATAAATAATGCGGGTAATCTAATCACTACACTAATACCATGACAGAATCTTCATTTGAATTAATAAAGAAACATGGCGCAACGGGTGTATTATTTTTATGGCTAATTGTTACAAATATGAAAGTAAACGAAATTGAAACTCGTCTATTCGATTGTTTAGAAGATTCTGCTCAAGCAATGCGCTACGATAAAACACACAAACAATATGAAACACCAATCCAATACTTCGCTATTCTACAAGATAAAAAAAACAAGTATGCAAATCGTAAACGATACATTAAAGCCTAAAGGAAAATACGAACTTAAGCGTATTGCTGCGTTTATATCCTTTCACTTTGCCGTAATTTATGCTTTTATCCCTATGTTTTGGATAGCATTTGAAGTAAAAGAATTTGTGTTTTGGGGATTTCTTGCGTATAGTGGTACGGCAATTGGTTTAAATGTTTACAATAAAAAAATAGATAAAGATGCAGTTTAATTACAAGCAATTTCTAACGTGGTGTTTCACGTTATTGGTGTCACTTTACGCTATGTTTCTACTTTCAGGGTGTTCTGCATCGTATCATTACAAGAAAGCGACTCAGAAAGGCTTTAAATGTACGTTAGTTAATGACACTATTGTAATAGATAGAATAGATTCTGTAATAATTGATGGCGTTAAAACGTATTACGTAACGAAATACGATACAATTATACAGACTAATTCGGTGTATATCCCTAAAACTCGCTACGAAACACGAATCGAATGGCGCAAAGTAAGGGATACTATTGAACTTTTGCGTTACAAAACAAAGGTAAAATATAAGGTTGACAAAAAAGAAGCGGTAAATTGGAATATTATTGCTATATGTGGAATTGTTTTTGTAGTTTTGGCTTATAAAATATTTAAATAATAAGTATGGAAGCAAAAGAAAAGGCAGAAGAATTAGTTTGTAAAATGTATGGTTGTGAAATAAATTCAGATTTGGAAGATATTTGGATTTTAAATGAGGAAGGCTTCTGTATAGCAAGAGATTGCGCTCTAATCGCAGCAAATGAAGTTTTAGGTTATATGGGTGCGGACAGAGGTACTGAATTTTGGCAACAAGTTAAATCTGAAATCGAAAAGATATGAGCAACGTAAGAAACTACACTTCTACACAGCTACTTGCAAGGGTTGCGAGTTTACCTAACTTTAAAGGATTTCCTAAAAGCGGAGTTTTAGATATTTGGGTAAGGTCAGATGAGGACGAATTCGACAGATTCGATGATAAAGTATATTCATTCGATTGTTTTCCAATTCAAGAGCCAGTGTTTAAAATGGTTTGTTCAGGTACTTCAAATGCGGGTGCGGTTGGACTTAAGAAATTTGCTGAATACAACGGACTTGGTTGTGCAGTATTGAAAAGTGATTGGATTGTTTACGACTCGCATTCTTACGGCTTGCATAAAGGTAAACCGGCATACAGACAAGCGAAAGGATTTCCGTATTTTAGAGACAATAACAAGGATAATAAAGCAGACGAAATCGGTAAAGAATATTCGGATATCATTGGAGCAAATTGCCATAGAGCAGGTGCATCAAGTACAGTTATTGGCGGATGGTCTACAGCTTGCTTGGTAAGGAATAACGAAGCGCAGTTTTTAACCTGGTTAAAGTATATGGCAAAGCGCAGTTTGTCCGTTATTATACTAAAAGAATTTTAATATTGTCTCTAATATAGGACAAATTTGCGACAAAATCATCTTACACATAATACATAAAGTATGAATAACAATAGAAAGAAAGGTATTAGCTCGCATAAAAGATTGAGGTTAAATGATTCGGAGATTGAATTAATTAATCAATACAGAGGAATTAAGATTGCAACGGATGAAGCAGATGTAAACGATGAAGATGTTAAACATGGTTGGTTAAAAACTGATAAAGCTAGTTTATTCTTCAAGAATCCAAATTTTAAAACAGAATCGGAGCAAGGTTTCGAGGTAATCAAAAACGCAACTATTGAAGCGGTAAAAAAGCACGCTCCAAAATACAGAACAATTGAGCGAGTTGTAGATTTAGAATCTAATCTTTTAGTAATTGATATCGCAGATTTACATATTGGGAAACTTGCTAGCGCATTTGAGACGGGCGAAGACTATAATTGTCAGATTGCAGTTAAAAGGGCAAAGGAAGGATTGATTGGTATTATTCAAAAGAGTAAAGGATATTCAATTGATAAAATTCTTTTTGTAGCGGGTAACGATATTTTGCATACTGATAACACGAAGAGACAAACAACTTCCGGAACTCCACAAGATACGGACGGAATGTGGTATGATAATTTTCTAACTGCAAAACAATTATATATTGAACTACTTGAGATGCTGATACCGATTGCGGAAGTTGAAGTGGTTTACAATCCATCCAATCACGATTATACGCATGGATTCTTTTTACTACAATTAATTGAGGCACATTTTACAAATACACACGATGTTACGTTTAACGTAGACTTGAAACATCGCAAGGCATTTCAGTACTTTGACAATTTTATAGGCACTACGCATGGTGATGGGGCGAAATTAGAAGCATTACCATTGCTATATGCTACGGAACATTCTATTATGTGGGCGAATACTAAGTATAGATACGTTTATACTCATCACATTCACCATAAAAGTGGCAAAGACTTTCCAGGTATAACGATTGAAAGCCTACGTTCACCAAGTGGTACTGATTCATGGCATCACAGAAACGGTTTTTGCGGTGGAGTTAAGGCAGTTGAAGGATATATTCATTCAAAATATAATGGGCAGGTTGCTAGGTTAACGCATTTATTTTAGTATCTTTATATAAATTAGTCAGGTGGCGAAAGGTTGGGGATTGTCCTGACGTGGTAGACGCTATTAGCAGAACACAGCCTAAGACCGATTTGCGTGTCTACATAGGTTAATAATAAAGTGCGTTCATACAGGTTCGAATCCTGTTCTGACTACTCTAATTAAGCTAGTTTATGAACAGCCTTTGAGGTGGGATGCTCTCATTATAACGGAAGTCAGGTGGCGGAATGGTAGACGCTAAATTTGTGATATAGTTAAGCCTAAATGTTCTTGAGGCGACAGTACGAACATGTATTTAAAAACTATAATGAAGGTTCGAGTCCTTCCCTGACTACTAGCTAAATGGTGTAATCGTGAATAAATAGCGAAACTTGTAAACATGGCTATTTTTGATAGTTAGATGCGGGTTAGAATCCCGCTTTAGTTAAAATTAGGAGGGGATTTTTCATACTTTTTTCCTCAAATAATGCTTACTATTGATTTAGTAGGCATTTTTTTTTGTATATTTGTTTCAACAGTACCTGAGACGCTTATAATGTGTAGGAGTTCTTGCAGAGCGCACCCGCTTAGGTCTTATTCTGCGTAAGGGAAATTGTTTGCTGTAATACCTGCTAATTTGCATACTTGCTCAAACATATAACCTATGGAAAACCACCGAGAAGGACTATTGACGAATAGAAACTACTCGGTTTTTTTGCGTCTATAAGTCCCGTAAACATTGATAAATTAAATTATTTTGCATTTATTTGTTAATAAAGTTTGTATTTCTAAACAATTGAACTATCTTTGCATATATCAATTAACGAAAAAACAAAAATTATGAACGTAGAAAGCATTGAGAATTTAGATTTGTATAAATGTAGTTTACAAGATATTATTAAAGCAAAAAACTATTTATCTAATTACATTACGACTTTAATTAAATTAGGAGAGTCAACTGCAAATAAATGGAAAGGAACAGAAAGGTATTTAAAAGCAAAAAAACTTCACATATTAGTTAGTAGAGCTAGAAGTGGTATGGATAAAGATGGTTATATGATTGGTTTTAATACTGATATTTTAAGATTACCAAATAATAAAAGCGTATTATAAAAATCAAGGGGTGAAATTCCCCTTTTAATTTTAATCTATAAAAACAAAAATTATGAAAAATTTAAAAGCAATTTCACAATGGTTAAACAAGGATGTTAAACCAAGTACAGCGGAGAATACATTTATTCCATTAAACACGCTTAAAATAGCAAAAACGATATATCCGGATGGAAAGAAAAGAATGTCGCTTAATGGGGAACACGAATGGTATGGTCTTCAGGTGGGTAATATGTTAGCTAAAACAAGTAAAAACAATAACAAATAGTTAATATAATGGCTAAGACACCAGTTGAATGGATAGAAGAAACAATCGATAAAAAATATATGGGAGATTATTTAAAGTTAGTAATTGAACAAGCTAAAGAAATGGAAATAAAACAAGCTGAGAAATTAAAGAATTTCGATACTTGGAAACAATGGAAAAATAAAACGAATTAATATGGCAGATATAGCAAAGTGTATAGGTAAAAATTGCAAGGTAAAGAAATCATGTTATCGATTTACTGCACTCCCATCGGAATATTGGCAATCTTATATAAGTCCAAAGGTAAAAGATGGTAAATGTGAAATGTATTGGGAAGATAAAAAGCAAAAGAAATGAAAGATTTTAGAACAAAGGCAAAGGAAATTGAACAAATGTATAACGATTTAGAGGCGAAAGAACGAGCGAAAGGTTACATGAGTTTAAAGGATGGGTACAAAGCAAAAGATGCGCATTACAACAACGAGAATGGCAGCTTGTATCTATTCGCACAACAACACGAATTGAATGCGTATGAATTCGACATTATAAAACGTATTGTGCGCTGTAGAAAGAAAGGATATTTTCACGAAGATTTAGCAAAAAGTATTCGAGTTATAGAATTATATTTAAAAGAGCATGTATTATGACAAAAGAACATTTTTACCTAACATCTACATTGTGCATCTTACCGGCTATAGCAGACCAATTAGAAGACTTGCCATTTACGTTTAGAGCAAAGCAATTGCAGAACGAAACAGTTCGAGCAATAAGAAGATTGGATAAGCATTTTATGGATGTGGCAAGCATTGGAGTAATAGACGAACAAAACCAAATCCAACGAGCATTTTTGCAGTGGTTGGAATTACAATGGGAAGAAATACAAAAAACAGAAACGATATGAAAACACAAATAGACATAGAAAAAGCAATTTCAATAATAAAAGAATCAGGAATATGCGCAATTACAAGAAAGCGAGACGTGGTATATAAGCGAATGTACGCTGCTGTATTTCTAAGACTCAATACAACATTCAATTTAAAGACGATAGGCTCTTACGTTGGAGGAAAAGACCACGCTACTATATTACATTACTTGAGAATATACGAAGATTTCAAAAACGATGACTTGTTTAAAATGTACACAAAAGAAATAGCGGATAATTTAAACGATTGCTTTGTACATAGCGACAAAAAGCAGCCATTAAGTTGGTTGGAATATGCGGTAATTAATTGTGCAAATGTTAAAGAATTGCGAGAAATTCAGTTGAAGGTATTGGATAAGGTAGAGAATGATGTTGAGTATTTTGAGTTGGATGAAAGTTTAATATTAGGGTAATTATGAATTATAATAATGATTTTCGTTACGATTTAAAAGTAGGTCAAGTTTACGAAAAGCAATTTAATGATTTGTTAGGAAGTAAAATAGAAATAAAGCGAGATTTTAAATGTTTAGAGACCGGAAATATATACGTTGAATATCAATCAAGAGGAAAGCCAAGCGGGCTATCTACAAGTGAGGCTGAATATTGGTGCTATTGGTTAAGCGATGTTCTTTGTATATTTATAAAAACTGAAGAATTAAAGATTTTATGTAGAGTATATTTAAACACAAGTAGAGATAGAAATGGTGGTGATATGAATAGTTCTAAAGGAATATTATTGCCATTAGTAGATTTCATAACTAAACAAAATTAAAGTAATGATTATAAATCTAAATATAAAGCCTTTATCAGTCAACAAAGCATGGCAAGGAAAGCGATATAAGTCACCTGAATACAAGAAATACGAGATTCAGGTATTGAGATTACTGCCGGATATTGAAATAAAGGAATTTAAACGATTAAAAATAACGTATGGTTTTAGCAATATGATGAGCGATATAGATAATCCGACAAAATTAGTGCTAGACTTGCTGCAAAAAAAGTATAATGTGAATGACCGAGATTTAATCTACCTTGTTTTGCATAAAGAAAAAACAAAAAAAGGTGAAGAATTTATTGAAATAGATTTTTATTAGAATAATTTTATTATATTTGCAATTCGAAGCGTGAGAACTTCATAAGAAATTTTAATTTAAAGTCAGTATCACAAGGTTTTCTCACGCACCTTGTTGGTATTGGCTTTTTTAATACATTTAAATTATGGCAGAAGACAAAAAAGGATTTCTTCTTTATGCGGATTATGAAGAATTGTTTGATGAATTAACAGATGAAGTTGCAGGTAAATTAATTAAACATATATTAAAGTATGTGAATGATAAAAATCCTGATACAGAAGATTCACTTGTTAAGGTTGCATTTATTCCAATTAAAAAACAGTTAAAACGTGATTTAGAAAAGTACGAAGATAAGCGTGAACAATGGTCTATAGCTGGAAAGAAGAGTGCAGAATCAAGAAAATTAAAAAAGGAACGAACGTTGAACAACGTACTAACGGATTTAACGAACGTTGATTCCGTTGCAACGGATTTAACTGTTAATGTTAATGTTAATGATAATGTTATACATAATATACCTACACCAACTAAAGTTGGCGATATTGATTTTTCTATTTTACTTGAAACAATTAATAAAATCTTCGAACGTAAATTTGCAGTAGTATCTGATGCGGTAAAAAAGAAGTATAAAACTTTATTGAAGCAAGGTTATACAAAAACACATATCCACACCGCAATGCTTAACTGTAAGAAAGATGCTTTCCATAGAGACAACGATTATAAGCATTGTACTATCGAATACTTTTCAAGACCTAAAACCATTGATTTGTATGGGACGGAATTAACAACAGAGCGCAAAGGCATAGTAGGAACATATACAATACACGACCACTTAT